CGATGCCGCCAGTGTGCCTTTTTTGCCCGCCTTACTGGCTGCGGCCAACAGATCAGTGATTAATACCGGCGTGTTGAGCGGGAATGTTGCTGCATCGGCATCATCGCCAGTGCAGACCATACCGACAACGGCGGTGGATACAGTGGAAATAACGCGGGTGCCGTCGTTGATTTCAACAATGCGGACACCGTGATGGTAATCGCCCATGAGGTGACTCTCCGTTAATTGGGGGAGAGTAGGGTGGCAGGGATTACGCGCTGAAGCAGTTGGATAGCGTTGTGCTAGTTTTGGCACAACTAGATGAGGTTATTTTAGGTCGGATCTTTCGCGAATTACTTGCACATCAATATCGGTATAAGTATGAACATGTTCCGATTTCGGCATCAGCTCACCTTGTTCAATTTTTACCATCTCTTCTGCACTAGCCAGCAAATCGGCATATAGCTCATCGTTCATGATAGCAACGGCCTGCTTCGCGGATGTCATTAAATCATTGAAAAAACCACTCATATCTCCCCCTATTATAGAGAAAAGGCACCTCACGATGCCTTAGGCGCAGTATTGTTAAGCTGTCACTAGAGGCTCGTTGAGATCTTGCTGATAGGTGTTGTGTAACAAGTCTATTTGCTGTTGTAAGACAAAATTGAGTATTTCTTTCACTTCCTGTGATTCCAGCGTGACGATGGCGTAAATCAGCGCACGGCAGTGGTCGATAAGTTCTTCTACTTCGCAGGGGGTGTCATCGTACATATCGCACCTCCGGCAGCAGAGGGACAGATGAAGAAACAGGTGTGGGAATAACAATGATATTGCTGGTCAATAATGATAGGCGTCTAGTCGTCAAATCCATGATGACTACCTCTCTGTATGAGTTTTTAAACTCACCACCTTGAGGTTCCAATCTCTTTATGGGTGGTGAACTGGGCAGGGTTGGAACTACCGGTCAACAGAGAATCCGGCGCATCTTTCGATGCCCCTGCCCAGCTCACCATTGTTTTACAGATGTAGCCGTGCCTGCACATAATAACCGACTAGGCAGTCATGCGCCCTGTTGAAAACGGGGTTCCAAACCCGACAGCGGATTTTGCCGCTGCGGCGTGACTATAGCCCAGCGAAGTTCTACCGTGCAATCAGCCAACATCACTTTAGGACAAACATTTTTTCTATTTAAAATAATGAGTTATCGATATGAATAAGAGAGGAAAAGCAATCACAGCGCGGAATAAATAGGGTGCGAAAAACGGGCAGAAATAAAGCAACGTCTAACACAACATCGCCCGGTTAACGCGTTATTGCATCAGGTCTTCATCACGTAGGCCAGTGACTTCCTTTACCAGAGTGCGATCAACACCTTCGGCCAGTAGAGACCGGGCAATATTCAGTATCGTTTCCCGATGACTTTCCTGATAGCTTTCAACAAATCCCTCCACAAAACCCTTCTTAAAACCTTCTAATTTCAGTACTTCTGCAATTGTCATAAGTGCTTCCTTGTACTACGGACGAGTTATTGGGTCACCAATCTGGCCGTTGAATTAATAATGCTCGTTTCTTGGCTGACGGGATTTAGATCGCTAGCTTGAGGTTACAATCTCTTTATGGGTGGTGAACTGAGTGAGGTTGGAACTACCGGTCATCGAAGAACCCGGCGCATCTTGCGATGCCCCCGCCCAGCTCACCATTTCTTGCTTATTACCCATGTAACCGTATTTACGCCATGCGCTTTGGTATATGCCGGACTGCCAAATCCGGTAAAGGATTTTACCGCTGCGGTGTGACTATAACCCGATGAGATTCTGCTGAGCAATTAGCCAGCATCATTTTAGGACAAACATTTTTTCTCGTTAAAATAACGAGTTACAGGTGTAGTTAAAGGAGTTTTATAGCGCTTCCGCTAAGGACAATATTAGCGGAAGTGGTGAGGTTTATTGCTCGGCCAACTCGTTGTTAGTGAGCTTGGCGCTGGCCGATGTTTGCAATTGAGTGAGGGCGGGTAACAGGATACTGATTGATGCCAGACAATGGCCTAACTGGCACAAACTTTCTGCTGAGAAATCCAACACATCGTTGTCGGCAAAGGTAACAAAAGTATCCCCGATAAAATTCAGTCCATGCAGCAGTCCGGCGTAACATTCCTCGCTACTGTTTGCCAGTTCCAGTGTGTCATCAGCACTGAGGTGTGACATATCCAGCTTACCAAACACCTCAGTCAATGTGGGATAAAGTCTATTGGTATCAGGCAACATGGCGCTTCTCCTGTGGTTTGCAAGAAACAAACACCAGTGAGAAACCGGCCAGCAGATTGCGGGCTTCACGCTCAGTGGGAGCCAAAACGGAGATCAGGCGCAACGGAGAAATTTCGGCCAATAATGTGTTAGAACGGGCGTTAAGGAAGGTGTAGAGCTTTGAATATGCACGTATGTTACTATTAGCGTCAGCCATAGCATTACCTCTTTTAATGTTGTGGTTAGATGCCCTGTGAGTGTTCGCGCACCCACGGGGCATTGTCTTTACTGAGTGCTGTACATTGGTGTACATTTAAAACCAGTTAAAGAAATATACCCGAGTGATAACCAATGTCAACCAAAGACAACCAAAAAGAAAGGAATGTTGTTCAACTTCGGCTGGATGCTGATTTGTCCGAAAGACTGACTATCGCTATGAAAGAAGATGGTGATGATAACAAAGCAGGATGGATTAAACGCTTATTACGCCGAGAGTTAGATCGTCGCGGCATTGAACCTAAAGGCTAGTGGAATAATAAAAACAGACGGGCTTATTGATTGGAGTTGGCCTTGTGCACTGTTTAGATAAGTCGAACAGCCCGAAAACGCGGACTGTTCGATTTTGTTAAGCAGTCGTGCTCACCTGACGCTGAACCGAACGAACAATAGAGAAAAAATTACGCACCGTTGGGTTACTGCCAGGAGCCAGCATTTGCATGACTGATTTGCTGTTTTTCCCAATATCTTCACCTACGGTAACAAACCCGCCAGTAGCGAGTATCAGCCAGCGTAAAATCACTGCTGCGGAATCAAATTCACCCTCAGCAATAAGTTCTTTTGCCTCATCAAACATCGCCTGACGATAATCAGGATCTTCGCGCATCTCTTGCACGATCCGTTGGTTAACAGAAACTGCCGGCATAATTATTTACCTCTCTTTTCTTTCAGATAACACTTACGATATTTTTCAGCATTATCAAGATCTTTGTCCTGAGCCGATTTATCTCCAGCACATAACAAGATGATTAGCTCATCACCATCCTGCATCAAATACAGTCTAATACCCGGCCCCCAATTAATGCGGTATTCACCGATACCGGGACGACCACTGAGCCATTTTACAGATGACGTATTCCCTACCATTAAACGAGCAATTGCCGAGTCGATTTTCACTCTCGCTTGAGGGTTCTTTTTACGCCATTTATCCAGAGGGCTGATACCTTCAGGCGTCTGGTATTCTTTGATGGTAATTTCAAGTCTCATGGATAAATGGTAATTTATATATTACCATTTAACAAGGTACAGGGTAGGAAAAATAAGGCTAAAAAGCAATTTTAAGTGTTACGGTGATGCTTCCCTTGCGACGTGGATAAGGAGCAGCTTGATGACGTCGCCGTCAATGACGCTCTGCTGAAATTTGCGACTCTAGTCGAAAGTTGAGCCGAGAAAATAACCATGGGGCATATTTGATTTTGTAGCTCAGTTGAGCCACAATAGACTCTTCAACTAAAAGGAGGTTTTACTATGGCTACAAATGCTTTTGTTCGTGCTCGTATAGACGAAACCCTAAAAAATGAAGCCGCTGCTGTGCTTGCTGGCATGGGTTTAACCGTATCCGATCTGGTGCGAATAACCTTAACCAAGGTTGCCCGAGAAAAAGCGCTTCCGTTCGATTTGCGTATTCCTAACGAACTTACCGCTAATACTATTGCCAACAGCGAGAAAGGTGTCGATGTCCATAAAGCAAAGGATGCTGATGATCTTTTTGATAAATTAGGTATCTGATAGACCATGACTAAACAAAGGGAAATTGAATATTCAGGTCAGTTCCAGAAAGATGTGAAAAAAGCTCAGAAGCGCCATAAAGATATGAATAAACTTAAAGTCATTATGACGCTTCTGATTAACGATAAATTGCCCTTGCCTGTTGTATATAAGGATCATCAATTACAAGGTAATTACAAAGGTTACAGGGATGCACATATAGAGCCAGACTGGCTTATCATCTACAAGATTACTGATGATTTGCTTCGCTTCGAAAGGACAGGAAGCCATTCTGATCTATTTTAGGTATCACTCAGTCTCATTTTAAGACAAACATAAAATCAACCCTTATTGCGGCAACTCCGGCCAGTCAATCTCTGGCGCGGTTTTGGGGTCAATGCGCATTAACGCGACGCGGTAATGTTTTAATGCCGCCAATTGCTGAATATCAGTCTGTTGATTATCCATTGCGATAGCGTCGAGTAGGATGTTGATGTGCTCCGAAACCTGCTTTATCAGTGCGGTTTTTTGTTGGGCGACGGTGGCGATATGGCGGGCTTTTAATGCCTGTTGATCGACTTCCCAGGCGGTTCCCGTCCATTGATCAAATTCATGTGTTGGCTGAAGCTGTGTTTTATTGTGTGGCATGGGGCCGAGTGCAGAAATGATGGATTCAGTTTTGGTTTCAATGTCATAAACCGTTTTATGGCGATGGTCTTCTACTGTTACCCACTGATTTGCGGATAAATCTCTCACCAACGCCATGCCGGTTTTAGGTTGGATTACTGGTGCATCAGCCACCGAGTGAGCCGGTAAGCCGACGCCGAGCGGCAAGTACTCCATATCCGCACTGGTGTATTCCAGACTCTCCGCATCATAGTGATAGAGCGTGACCCATCCCGCCTGACTGGCGAGTTGACGGTCATCCAGGATGGCCGATTGAATACTAAAATTATATTTCATTAGATAGCCCTCAAGATGTAGCAAAACGCAATATTGCGTGGTCGGGTTTCGGCGGCGGTGCGCACCACGCGGGAGGCGTCAAAATCAAAGCTGCCACAATGGGTGATGTCGGTATGGTGCGGGGTGTTGTCGTTGCCGACAGACTCAGCTTTCGCGAAAGCACCAGTGAAGTTGCTCTCTGCTGCGCTGCCGAGGCTTTCCGATACGCCACGGATGCCACCAGTGATATTTTGCAGTGCGTCGGTTTGTGCGCTTAACAGGGTGCGATTTGTATCAATGCCGCGCCCGTCATCAAATCCACGAATAAACTCACCGCGCAAATCGGGTAATTTATGGGTCGGATATAAGGTTGCCAGCGTGGGGTAGTGGTGGGCATAGAATGATGCTCCGTTACATTTTAAATATCCCGCCGGTGGCGTGGTACCTGGGTAGGGCAGTGGAATGCCGATGGGCGTTAATGTATCGCTGCGACTGGTGACGATATCTATCCATTCCCGCCATTGACCATAGGAGCGCAGACGATAAGCTATTTTGGCCGCGGTGTGGGTATTGTTGGTGGAGAAAATAAATTGGTGGGCGGTTAACGAGTCATTTTGAATATGCTGAATGGTCGCATCACCAAAGCCCTCGGGTTTATCGGGAGCGTATTGATTGACGTTGTACATGCCGGTTTTTGTCAGTGCATTGATCCCTGCCGAGGCAATAATGCAGTTGCCGCCCCAGCCAAATGCCCCGACCGCCATGAGTTCATCGCGCTCATCACCCACATTTCGTGTCGCAGCAGAGCCGAGTTGCAGATTAATCCGCGCGGCCTCTGCATCGTTAAGATCGAATAAATTTTTGCTGGCGAGAAGATATTGCGAATGAGGATAGGGGGTGTCGAGATGGTTACTCATCAATGCCACCGCAGCATTTACCGCTTTTTGCACCGCTTTGGGCGTGGCGGCTTCGGTTTCAAGGTTACTATCGATATCGTTATTTAATCGCGTGAAACCTTTGGCGTATAAGGTAGCATCGGGATGGTCGCATGATTTTTTATGAGCAATCATCAACTCATCGATATAGGTTTTGACCTCAATAGCTTTATCATCCGCATAGTTACGCGCTGTCAGTACGGCTGATGGGATAATTTTCAGCATCACTGACGCCGTGCTGCTGACCATGAATATCATACGAATCAGTTGGGTACGGCCACTGCCTTCCTGCATTTTCGGCTTATAGCTTTCCGGACAATTGGCAATGGCAATTAATTCTCCGGCTTTATTCAGCAAGCCAATCTCCCGAATCCACCACCCGCCCTCGGTCTCAGGGATAATCTGTTCAGCGATGATTTGATTGGAATTAACTGCATCAATACTTAATGAATTCAAGGCGTCGCGGCGCTGTTCATTCACCAGCTGAGTTTGTGCCGGATCGGGTGTTGGCAGGGTGCCGCCGCCATCGCCAACCGCCATATGGGTTATCTCTAGTCGGGTGCCGAGCGCGGTGGCGTTCGCCAGTTTGGCCGCGCCGATATGGGTCAGTAAGGCAAAGTATTTAGCGGTCATATTGAGTCCATTCGATAGGGGTACACGGTCAACTCATCACCGCTGTAACTGGCAGCAGCCACAGTCAGCGGGCCGCTGCTGTCAAGATTGATAGACAGGCCGACTAAGTGGCGACTACAGGGTTTGGCATTAAAAATCAGCCGCTCCAACTCGGGGTACATTTCTTCGCTAATGCCGGTTTCCAGCACGCCAACGTCCAGACGAAAAGTGCCGGGAGTCTCGTTGATTTTCCACCACTCAATCACCTTGATGAGATAGCCGAGCGGCTCCACTACGCGACGGATAGCGCCAATGGTGCCTTTGTGTTTGTGGACATACTGCGAGGACTTCACCACCGCGCGCTTAGTGGCTTCCGGCCAGTTCTCATCCCAGCGGTCCACCGACCACGCCCACGCCAGATAAGGCAGCAGGGGTAACGGGCAAGTGTCGGCGTTCCACAGCTGGCGAATCGGAACCGGGGTATTCTCCAGTTCGGCACAGGCGCGCGCGGCGGCCACTTCCAGCACCGAGGAACCGACAGGCAATAAACGGTCAGTCATCAGTTCCCCCAACAGTGATGGCGCTGCCGGTGCACCAGGCGGCCTGGGTTTTATCCAGCACCACATCGGCCAACGGGGCATTAATCACCGCCCGCTGTACCCCCTCAACATGCAGCGCGGCATACAGTGCTGACAGGCGAATGTCGCGCCCAAGGCGGCGTTGTGTGGTGACAAAGGCGGTCAGTTTTTTCTCAGCCGCCACGCGTACCGGCTCCGCCTCCGGCCCCGGATGCAGATAGAGCACCGCGTCAATCTCATAATCTTCAATGCGGGCCGATTGCACAGTGACGCGGTCAGCCACCGGCCGCGTGTTCTCATCATTTAGCGCAGCTTCCACCACCGCCAGCAGTTCGCTTGATGCTGCGCCGTTGCCCTCACGCGATAGCACCGTGACCGTGACACAGGCGGGTGTCGGACTGATTGCCGAGGCATCAGCCACACGGCCGTCAGCACTTTTGGCATGGTATTCATATGCACCGGTTGGCCCCGCCACACTCAAGCCCTCAAAGGCTTGCGGGATACGCACCCGAAAATCACTGTCAGATTCCATCACTGCCTCAATCGGTGGAATGGCGGCGGGGTCAGCCGGGATAATCACCAACCGCGCAACGTTGTTATTTGCGCCGAGCTGGTCTAAATCACTGCCGACGGCATAAGCCACCATCACCGCGCGCGCCGCATC